CTACCCCCGGCAGAGTTCGAAGCCGCGTTCTACGATGCCCAACGGACCGACCAGACCCTGGTCGAAATCCAATAGCCCGAGCCTCCGGGATTTCCAGGGCGATTCAAACATCAACTCCAAGCGCCTCATGACCAGAATCTCGGGCGGTTGGGAGCCTGAAACCGACCTGATCGAGACTGACGGCGCCCCACCTGTGGTTGTGTACACCAACCCGGGCGGTGCTGGGGTTTTCGAGACCCATATAGATCTCATCAACCGCATCAACTCCGGCGTTCTGCAGCGCTTGTCGACGATGGCGATGCAAGCGTTCCGTCAGCGCGCTCTAAAGAAGGAGGGAGACAAGCCCCTACCGGCGGTCGATGACAAAGGCAACGCCATCGACTATGCGGCCATCTTTGAACCAGCCCCCGGAGCGCTGTGGGATCTCCCACCAGGTGTTGACATTTGGGAATCTGCCACAACCGATGCAAGCCCCATGCTCGCCGCGTCGAAAGAAGACATCCGGCATCTCTCGGCGGCCACGAAAACGCCCCTTCCCATGCTGATGCCCGATGGCGCAAATCAGACGGCGGAAGGCGCGATGAACACCGAGAAGGGCTTCATTTTCAAGTGTGAAGCATGCCTAGCGGTAGTGAAACTCGGCCTCGAAGCCATCATCGTTAAGGCGCTAGAGACCGAAGGTGTCGCAGACGTAGGCAATGTTGAGGTGTCATTCGAGGCGCCAGCCCGTGTGACACTCTCTGAGAAGTACTCTGCCGCAGCACAAGCGGCGGCAGCAGGGGAGCCGTGGGGCTCAATTGCGCGGAACATCCTCAAGTACTCACCCGACCAGATTGCACAAGTCGAAAAGGATCGGGCCAAGGAAGAGGCGATGGCGCCACAAGTAGCGCCACCTGCTCCACAAGACTTCCCCCAGTAGGGGGTTCGCCCGTACGGGCGCCACCAATGCGAAACGCAAAGGAATTTCACATGTCTGATGTGACCCCGAATGACATGCCGGGAGCCGTAACGGAACCGGGCGAACCAGAAGGAACCGTAGACGCCATCAAGGCGCCGAAATCCGAAGCCAAAACCGATGGTTTGACCGCTGAGGAACGGCAAGAGCTGGACAGACTTCGCGCCACCCGCGTTGAGGAACGACGCTGGGAAAAGCGCGCGAAGGAAAACTACGACGACGCCACCAAGTGGCGTGAGCTCATCGAGAAGAGCGGCGGAGACAAGAAAGAGTTCGACCCAAGGGCCGAAATCGACAAGATCCGAGCCGAACTGACCACCGAACGCACCGAACGGTTGCGATCAGAGGTCGCCAGAACCACCGGAGTTGACCCTGAGGACATCAAGGGCGGCACCGAAGAAGAGATGCGCGAATCCGCCGAACGGTGGAAGGTGCGTTTCAACGCTCGACTCGAAGAAGCGATCAAGTCGAAGTCCGCACCGGCCGCAGCGCCGGCAGCCGAGGTTACTTCAGACAAGAAAGTCACCGGTCCCAAGCAGTTGACCCGTGATGACCTCAAAAACATGTCCCCCAAGGCGATTCGAGAAGCCCGCGAGAGCGGGCAGCTCGACGAGCTGATGGGGAAGTAAGCATAGGAAGGAGCCAGTCAGATGGCTGTTACCCATTTCATCCCCGAAATCTGGTCGTCCTACATTCTTGAGCGCTACATGGCCAAGAATGTGTTCGCCTCCCTCGTTGACCGCAAGTACGAAGGTGAAGCCCGCAAGGGCAACACCATCCACATCCCCGGTGTGGTCGCCCCGGCGGTCAAGGACTACAAGGCGGCTAGCCGCACCACGTCGGCAGACGCCATCAGCGACACCGGAATCGACATCCTGATCGATCAGGAGAAGAACTTCGACTTCTACGTCGACGACATCGACAACGCGCAGTCGAACGAAAACCTGCTGCCGCTGTACACCGACGCCGCCGGTGACTCGCTGGCCACCGACGCCGACCAGTTCATCGCCAACCTGCTTGTCGCCAACGCCACCGGCATGCCATGGTCGTCCAACCCCACCACGGGAGATGGCGCGTTCAACGTCGTCAAGGACGCCCGCAAGCTGATGAACAAGGCCAACGTTCCTGACGACGATCTGCGTGTCGCGGTTGTGAACGCCGAGTTCGAAGCCTTGCTGGTCGGTGCTGATTCGAAGCTCACCAGCTTCGATTCGTCCGGCGACACCGCTGGTCTGCGCAACGCCACTGTTGGAAAGCTGCTCGGATTCCGTGTGGTTACCTCGAACAACCTGCCTGAGTCTGACTCGCCGCAGGCCGTGTTCTTCCACCAGCGTGCCGCAGCGTTCGTGTCTCAGATTGACGAGGTCGAAGGCATGCGCGCACAGGACAAGTTCGCCGACCGCATCCGCGGCCTGCATGTGTACGGCGGCAAGGTCGTTCAGGCCCCCGGCGTGCTCGTCTTCAACCGGGCCGGCAGCTAGTGCTGGCATCTCCCGCTGACGTCGCCCACGCCCTAGGGCTGGAAGACGAGAACGAGCTCACCGCCTCCCAGCAGGCCCGTGTCGAGGGCCTGCTGGAGAGGGTGTCTCGAAGGTTTCAGCGGGAGGCCGGACGAACCCTGACCGCAGGGGCGGTGACCGTGCGTGCACTCACGGTGGAGGGCCGGGTACATCTACCGGACCCCCCGTCTGGAGACACTGTTACGGTCACCGACCTCTGTGGTAACACGCTCGAAGGTGTCATCGAGGGCGACTACGTTGATGTCACCCGCAACGGGTGCCCTGTCGCCACGGGTGAAATCCTTGTCGTCGAATACACCCGAGATGAGCCGCCCCAGGCCGCAATAGATGCGGTAGCGGCGATGGTCGCGCGCCACCTCACGGTGGAACCCGGTTCACCCGAATCGAAGTCCACCGACCTCACCGCGGGCGCGGATTTTCGGCAGCGTCTTGCCGACTGGGTGTCTGACACATCCTTGTTCACCGACGAGGAACTAGCGGAGGCGAGAAGCTACCGCTACCCCGTCCCTAATGTGATCATCCACCGCCTGTGACCTTCGAATCACTGGCCAGGATCCCGGTCACGTACACCCCATACACGGGTGTCACTCAGGATTCCCTAGGGAACGATGTTCCCTCATTCGGCCCCACAGTGGACCTGAAGGCGTACTCGTATGCCCCGCACCGGACTGAAGACACGGACGGGCACACCTCACGCGATATCGCAGAAGTCGATCTAGCCATGCCCCCCATGACCGTTGATCTGATGTCCCGATTCGGGATCAATGGGAAAACCTACGAGGTGGTGGGTGAACGCGACGAAACAGGCGGATTCCACGGCTGGAAGCCAGGAATCATCGTCGAGCTGAAAAGGGTGACCGGATAGTGGCCAAGTTCAGGCTGAATCGTAAGGCGCAGAGCGAATTGACGAAGGAAATCGTCGAGAAGGTCTGCGTTCCCATGATGCAGCGGGTCGCTGACGCCTGCAACCAAGAAGCGGGACTGGAAGACGGTTTCCGCGTCTCGGTAGAAGGCGATGATCCTTTGGATAAGCGCGACTACCGGGCAACAGCTATCGCCGCAACGGCAGAGGCCATCCGGTACGACCACAAGCACGACGCACTGCTACACAACTTTGGCGAGGCTGGCTGATGTTCGCCTACCACGCCCAAGTGGTCAGGGACTGGCTGGACGAAAACATGCCGGTTCGGGTGTCCACTGACGTGCCGAAAACGCGCCCAGCGCAGCTGATCACAATCGATTCAGCGCCAATCTCTAGCGGATACTCGGGAACCAAAGCCCGCGTACTCGCACGGCGCCGACTGATCATCTACTCATGGGGCGCCAACGAACTGGACGCATACAACCTGATCGAGCAGACGCGTGAATGGCTCCTCAAACTCCCCGGCAAGGGCCGCGGAGTGCACGCTGTAGACATCGCAGGGGAACCTGCCCGCCGCGATGACATCGAAAGCGAAACGCGACGGTTCGTGATGACCGTCGATGTATTAATGCGTTCAAATCCCTGAATTTACAACTAAATACACCCTTTCAAAGGCTCGGCTGCACCGATCTGCTTCTGAAAGGGGCACATCATGGCTGAAGAAGTCGGCAACGTTTTCGCCGCAGAGCCGTCCGCCGCTGGGGCCGCGTTCGTCGCCCCGCTCGGAACTACCCTCCCAACCAGTGTCGACGGAGTGCTCGATGCCGCGTTCGTCGGTCTTGGGTATGTCGGCGAGGACGGTATCACTGAAACATCGGAGCGGTCCACCGATGAGAAGAAAGACATGGGTGGCCGCATCGTCAAGGTGCTGCAGACCGAGTACAACCACTCGTTCAAATTCGTCCTCCTGGAATCGCTGAATGCCGATGTCCTCAAGGCGATCTACGGTGCTTCAAACGTCACCGTCACCCCCGCTGACGGTACTCACGGCACCCAGGTGAAGGTCCGCAAGACCAGCAAGAAGCTGCCCCACCAGACGTGGGTGTTCGACACCATCGACTCGGAGCTGTCCGCGAAGTACCGCAACTGCGTCGCAGACGGGCAGGTCATCTCTGTTGGTGATGTGACCTTGGCTAGCAAGGACACCATCGAATACGAGGTGGAACTGAAGGTCTTCGAGTCGTCCACCGGTGAATACGTGACCACGTACACCGACGACGGGCGGATCGCGGGCTCCTAATAGACGCGGCGGGGCCGAATTCCCCTGCAGCCGAGCGCGGCCCCGCCGCTCTCCAAGCGCTACGGCTGCACACAAACCCCTTGAAAGGGCGCTCATGGCTGCAAAAAACGCAACACCCTACGTCCACATCGTGGAAATCGAAGGCGTCGAAAAGAAGATCAACCTCAAACCCTTCGGGTCCGTTCCATCCGGTGTCATTCGGCGAAACCGCAAGAACCCCGAAGAGGGTATGTGGGAAATCTTTGAGTGGGGCGCGGTCTCGGAAGCCGATCTTGCTGTGTTCGACGAGCTGCCCCTAACTGAGGTGGAAGACCTTTTCACCGCCTGGCAGGAGGCCGGACAGGTCACCGTGGGGGAATAGTCGCGCTTCTCGACCTCATCGAGAAGCATGGCACCGCACTAGAATACGACCTGATCAAAGACGGGCTACGCCTACGTGACTGCCCGTCTGACGAATTCAACTGGCGCGATCTGTGGGTGTATGTCAATCACCCGGAAGAGACAAGCGCGCTATGGAAGTCCAGGAACCCGAAGTATGCGGGCTGGACTCTGACTACCCGCCTTCTGGCGATTATCGCCAATGCGCTGCGCTGGCTGGTGTGGGCGAAAACCAAGGACGGACACCGTAACCGGAACCGTCCGGTGCCAATCGGCCCTGATATGGGCGATCAGCAGTCACGCCCCGGCCTGAAAGTCAAAGCCGCGCCCCTCTCGAAGGTCAAAGAGCTACTCGGCCTTTCAGGCGAAGAGCGGCGCGAGAAGAAACTGCGAAACCTGTTCGGAAATTAGGAGGTGACACATGGCTGTTGAACTTTCATCGGGATATGTGTCTGCCACCGTCAGGTTCGATGGGGTCAACAGGGGCATCAGCAAGCTCTTTGACAACGTCCAGAAGCAGGCAGTCAGCGCGGGAAAGAGGACCGGCTCCGCATACGCTAAAGCCCTTGCCGACGAGGCGAAAACCGCTGCGGATCAAGTTAAAAAGATCTCCGAAACGGTCGCTAAGTCTCGCGACAAAGAAGCTGACGCCGCGGGCAAGCTCAAGGTGGCCCTTGAGAAGCTGAATGAGGCTCGCGAGGCGGGAACCAAGGGCTCGAAGCTCACCGCTTTGTCGGAAGCGCATGCGTCGGCGATGCGTAAGCAGCAGGCCGCGGCGAGTGAACTCGCCAAGGACTTGGATGCGGTAGCACGCGCCCAGAAGCGTGCCTCCGACGCGCAGTCCGCGATCGACAAGTCGTCCAAGCCGATACGTAACCAGGTATCCAAGCTCCTCTCTGGCTCATCTGACGCCGCAGGACGTGAAGGCGGACTTGCGGGGCGCAGGTTTGGCGATTCATTCTCCAGTGCGCTACGCACAACCGGGATTGTTGCTGCGGGTACCGCGGTAGGGAACCTGGCTGCTAATGCGATGACTAAGGCTGCGAGCCTGGCCACGAGCGGTGTTTCAGCGGTTGTCACCAAGGGCTTGGACTTCGAGAAGACCATGAACACCCTCTCGGGTGTCACAGGTGCTTCGGCAGACGTGATGCAGCGGTTCCGCGACACCGCCAAGGCCCTCGGTAACGACATGACGTTGTCGAATACCTCGGCTGCTGATGCGGCGCAGGCCATGACGGAGCTTGCCAAAGCCGGTTTCTCGGTGGATGAGTCAATAACCGCGGCCAAGGGCACCCTGCAACTAGCCGCCGCCGCACAGGTGAGCGCCGGACAAGCTGCCGAGATCCAAGCCAACGCGCTACAGGCATTCGGATTGAAGGCCGACTACGCCTCTAAAGCTGCCGATGTGCTGTCCAATGCCGCCAATGCATCATCGGCAGAGATAACCGATGTCGCGTTCGCTCTTCAGGCTGGCGGTTCTGTCGCCCGACAGACGGGGGTGTCCCTCGAGGACACCGCGGCAAGTATCGCACTGTTGGCCAACAACGGAATTAAGGGTAGCGACGCTGGAACCCTGTTGAAGTCGGCGCTTTTGAAGCTCTCCGCCCCGAGTGATCAAGCCTCGGGGGCGCTGCAAGAACTGGGCGTGAGCGCTTTCGATGCGCAGGGCAACTTCGTTGGCATGGAAGCCCTGTTCGGGCAGCTGCAGGCCGCATCCAAGCGCATGACGCCCGAAATGTATGCGATGAACACCGCCCTCGCGTTCGGATCGGATGCCGCACGTCTGGCAGGTGTGGCGGCCAAGGACGGCGCAGCAGGATTCGACAAGATGCGCGACGCCATGAACCAGGAAGGTTCAGCGTCGAAGCTGGCGGCAGCCCAAAATCAGGGCCTACCTGGCGTAATTGAGCGGCTGAAGAACGCTGCGGAAACCCTCGCCATCACGTTGTTCGAGAAGATCCAAGGCCCCCTGTCAAGCATCGGCGATGGACTGACCGGATTCACGAACAAGATGCAGGACGCTTTCGAGAACCCTGCCGTGAGCCAAGCCGCGGGGAATATCGGTTCAGCTCTGTCGACCATCGCAACCGCCTTCGGAAACGTCCTGTCTGCGGTCGGTCCGTCGTTGGTGAGCGGACTATCCGATGCGGTCAACCTGATCGTCCGGTTCAAAGATTTCCTCATCCCACTAGTGGCCGGTTTGGCCGCCTACAAGACGGTGATGCTCGCCATCACTGTCGCCACTAAGGCGTGGGCTGCCGTGCAAGCACTGTTGAATATTGCACTCACAGCCAACCCGATCGGCCTGATAATCGCCGCAATCGCCGGTTTGGTCGCCGGAATTGTGGTGCTGTACAAGCGCAACGAGACATTCAGAAACATCGTCCAGGCCACGTGGACCGCCATCAAGAACGTTATCGGGGCGGTGTGGGGCTGGCTATCCACCACCGTATTCCCGGCACTGAAAACCGCGTTCACCGCCATCGGCACAGGGGCGATGTGGCTGTGGAACAACGCCATTAAGCCAGCTTGGAACGGAATCAAGGAAGTTATCGGCCTCGCGTGGGAGGTCGCCTCCGATCTGTTCGCGAACTGGAAGCGCGCAATGGACCTGCTGGGTCAGGGCGCATTGTGGCTGTGGAATAACGCGATTTCCCCGGCATGGGAAGGCATCAAGACCGCTATCAGTGCGGCCTGGAGGTTCGTGTCACCAATCTTGGATAAGTTCTCCGAGGGGTGGGACGCGCTCAAGTCCGGCATCTCTGGCGCTTCAAGCGCGATTAAAGACGCTGTTACCTCGGCATTCTCGGGTCTCGCAGCGGTCATCAAGGCACCCCTGAAAGTCCTAGGAACGTTCCTCGCCGCAATCCCATCCGAGGTGTTCGGATTCCAGATTCCCGGCGCAGACAAACTCAACTCGTGGGGTAAGTCGCTACAAGGCTTCGCTGCGGGTGGCATGGTCCGCGGCGCCGGCACGGGCACAAGCGACTCCATCTTGGCGTGGCTGTCTAACGGTGAGGGTGTTGTCACTGCCAAGGGGATGAAGAACGGCGGCGCGGGCATCGTCGCTGCCCTCAACTCAGGCTGGGTGCCATCTGCCGCATATCTGCACGACATGATGCGTGCCCCCGGATACGCCCAGGGCCTCAACCCTGGCGCCGACTATCTGCGGTCACTGGTCATGAAGATGTGGCCCCAGATCAAAGACATTGGCGGCCGACGGGCTGAAGATGGCTTCGGGGAGCACTCATCCGGCAACGCCATCGACATCATGATCCCCGGCTGGGACACGCCCCAAGGCAAGGCGCTGGGTGACGCGGTCGCGGCGTTCATCGCCAAGAACGCGTCAGCGCTGGGGCTTGACGGATTCATTTGGCGTCAGCAGAGCTACGGATATGGCGGCTCGCTCACCTCCGGTAAGCAGATGCCCGACCGGGGTAGCAGCACCCAGAACCACATGGATCACGTGCACGTGATGCTAGGCAAGGGCCGGGGTGCCGGCGCCGCGGCTGTGGGGCTCCCGACAAGCAGCATCTCCCTTCCCTCAGGTGGTGGTTCGGTATCCGCTTTGGGATTCGGGGGCTCATCGGGATCTGCGGGGTCCTCGGGTGCCAGCCCGAAGCAGGTGCGCGAAGCCGACGACCGTATCAATGATCTGTCCAACCGCCTGGACGTGACCGAGCAGGAGCTAGCCGACCTCGAGTCCAATCCTAAGGCGAAAGAAACGACCAAGCAGCGTAAACGCGACATGGTCGACAAGCTCAAGCGGGATCTTCAGCAGGCGAAAGACGACCGAAATGCCCTCGGTTCAAGCGGGTCTGGCGGTGGATTCGGGGGCGGCAACAACCCGTACGCCAAGATCGCCGAAGGACTAGCTGAAATCATGCCGGATGCCGGGGGCCTCGCTGACATCGGCATCGGCGGACTCAAAGAGTCCCTTCTGCCGCCAGGATTCTCCGACCCCACCCAATGGGGATTGGTACAAGCGGGCTCAACTCTGCTGAAGTTCTTTGGCGGGCTGCGCAATAACTCGGATGGAAAACCGCTACTAGGTGAGGGCGGGGCGCTGTTCGCCAATATCGCCGGATCTGCCATGACTGGATCTGGCAGCGGAATCGTCGACGCGATCAAGACAATCATTCCGGCCCCGTTCGGGAGCATGGATGCTGCGCAACTCCAAGGCGCCCCAGGGGACATCAACCCCGTCATTGCAGGTGCTCAAATCCCAGGCACCGGCTTCGGCGATATGGGCTCCGCTTTCTCCAGCGGCAGCGCCGGTCCCGCACAGGGCGGAAATGGCGCAAACGTCGACCAGTCCATCAACTTCAACGCCCCCGTAGGAACCGGCGTCGATCAGGCGATGCAGAAGTCGCAATCCGCCCAAAACCAACAGTGGCGCCAGAACTTCGGAACACGAACCGGACCGGTGGGGTAGTAGATGGCTCTGTCTAACCCTTGGATCCACGGCCCGGAAACCGGCGAAGACTTCACGCAGCTCCCGCCGCATCTGCAAGGCGTGGAAACGAAGATCGTCTACATCGGCGTCGTTCATCCGATCCACAAGAAGCGGTTCACCTGGAACCTCTTGGGTTCACACAAGGGCCGCGAGGGTATTGTGATGGCGCCCGTCGCCACCGGGTTGTTCCACACCCCGTTCGAAACTCTCATGTCCGAGGGGCCTTACCAGATCGGTGCCGAACCAGAGCGCACGGACTGGAAGAAACGCATGATTTCCATCGGCGTTCACGTGAATCCCGATATTGCCCCCTGGATAAGCGGCAGTAGCAGCAGGGTCATTGACACCCCGTTCCGGTATCGGATGATCGAGGAACGCTGGTGGGGTTCATGGTCGGCCACGGAAGACGGATATCTAGGGGTGTTTACCCGCACCCATGGGTGGCGGTGGCTGCGGGTCAGGCTCGCTGAAGAGCCCAAAGACCCGTGGGAACTCGACCCGGTGGCATTCGGCAACAACTTCATGACCTGGAGCATGAACATCGTTGCCACGCAGCCCTATTTCGCTAAGCGAACCGAGTTCAAGACGTGGCAGAACGATGTCGAAACCTCCACCCTGTGGGACAAGATTGAGGACCTGCTCAACGAGTTCATTCCCGGGCTGGATGTGGGTGAAGGCGCCATTCGTGTGCCGAACCGCGGAGACATCGCCGTCTACCCGAAGTTCTTGGTGTCCTCGCCAGGCAAATGCTGGATTCAAGAGGGTGACCGGTGGGTCCAGCTGCCGCTACTGAGCCCGCAAGACGGCTACGTGATGGTAGATACCGACCCGAACGCGCAAACACTCACCGCAACAACAGATCCAGTGGACCCGCTGTTCATGCGGATCCTGCGAAACTCTCAACTCCTAGATGTCCTTCTGCATGACCTGCTTTCCATCACCCTGCCGGTGTGGAGGCGTATGGAGGACCGATTCACCGAAGCATCCAAGATCCCGCCACGCACGCTCGCGGCGGTCAAGGTGCGCCACTCCAACGCTGACGGGCGGGTCACCATGTTTGTTCCCCAACGCTATTCGAAGGGCTTCGCGTAGCAGTGTCGGGTGATTGGTCGGTCGATCTGACCGACTTCACAAGCCTGCAAGGAATCCTGGACCGGCTGCTCCGCGAGACGCAGACCACCCCAGACCTTGGCGACCCCATGGTGGCGTACCGCTACCTCAATGCGCGCCGCAAGGCCATGCGGGACGCCTACAAGCAGCGACCTTTGCTGAGGATCTGGGACAAGCACCACCGCCCGATCGCCGACCTAGCGGGCGAGAAATCGGTTGTTGTAGAGGAAGTCATGGCGGACTCAGGTACCGCCACGGTGGTCATCAGGCATTCGAACTGGCTGTCAAAGTTCCTTCTCTATGACCGCCGCGCTGAAGAAGATATCCAGTTCACGCTAGATCCGAACCCTACTGATCGGTCTTGGAAAACCCGTTGGGGCGGAAAGATCGTGAACGTCAACGCAGTGCGCGACAAAGACGGGTTGCACACCGTTGAGCTCGAGATGATGCACAACCGGGAGCACGCCAAACACATCCTGGGTGGCGCGAATCCTCTGTTACCGCCTGAAATTCAGTTCCCGAAGATGTTCTTCCTTCCCTGGAACATGCGCACTGCCGGTTCGATCATCATGTTCTTGAACCTGGCTCGCCAGTTCTTTCCGCTATTGAGTATCCCCACGAACATTTTCAACCCTGGCGCCTGGCTAGGGGTTCGGGACATCATCGGCGGCCTGAACCCGTTGGCGTGGCCTATCCAGGTCCAATTCGTCAACCCACTGTTCGATCAGTCTCGTACCACGATCCTGTCGTCCCGCTGGCAAGACCTGCACACCGTTTTGGCTGCACCGATGCAGGACGCCGGCTGCATGCTGCGCGCCTACACCTGGCTGACCGAAGATGACACCTCGCCGCACCCAGAACTGGGGGCACTCGGGGATGCGCTGGCGCGCCCCACCCGCAACTGCGTGGTCTTCGCATTCGAAGACAAGTCCGGGGTTACTGGACCCACGGGGACCTTAATTGACGGTCCTCTCCGCCTAATCGCTGAGACCGCCGACGATTTGATCACCAACGCCATCGTCCCGCCCGACATGTACGACGAAGACGGCGACGGCAAAACCGATCCACTGATCAGGAAGTGGTTGGGATTCGCCCCCGCTAAGCCCAAGGTTGTTTTCCGCGAGGGTGAATACACCGGGATCATCGACGCTAAACGGTCCATGAAGGGCTCAACAGCGAAGACCGTGATGACGGGCTCCCGGTCACCGGCCTGGCTGAATCAACTCCAAACATTCGGCATCAAGTACGGGCTGTCCCAGCTATCCGCTGTCATTTCATACGGTTTGGGTGCTTACCAGCAGCCGGGAACCCCCGGTTTGGAGGAGCTGTACCAAGGGCAGCTGGATAACACGCTGTTCGCATGGCAACGATTCACCGATCCGCGCCGCGTACTTCTCATGGGCGATCTGGGGTATCTGGAGCATTTCGAACAAGGTCAAGGGACCGCCTACACGTCAGCGGGAATCCTGGATCTACGGAACGGGCATTGGAAGACAAGGGCGTTCGTCAGCTTCAAGACAAGCATCCGCAACGGGATGCCTTGGATAGCCGATGAGCATTTCACCCTCGGCGACAGGGTGGCCTTCCAGTTGGGAAGCGTCCTGCACGTCGACCAAGTGTCGGCGATCCGCCGCTCCTACGATGCGGACTCGCCACTACTGGTTGAACTATCGCTCGGCCAGGACTTGGACGAAGAAGACCCAGTAGCCAAGTCGATGCGCACCCTCGCGGGCTTCTGGAACCTCGCCGGAACCTTCTTCGGTTCCGACTCAATGTTCTGAGTAAAGGAACGAAATTGGCTGCAGATAAGTACGTTCCGCGTGCCTTACAAGCCTATGCGGAGAAGCAGAAGGCCCAGGACGCGCAGAAAGCGGAGATGGAAAGCGCCTATCAGGACTTTCTGACGGACTGCCACTACCCGCAGGACAAAGACGGAAACCGCATGGACTCGGCGCATTTCGTGTGGCTTGTGGGTTACCACATGATCAGGTGCGGGTGGCGGCGCTCGGCGCAACCCCTCATCAAACCGCGGGCCGTTGAAGCGCCCGGGGTAGTCGAAGGCGCAATCGAATGGGTTCCTATCGACGCACCCGACGACCCCTTAGAGGGCGTCGAGAACATGACGTTCGCACAGATCAACGCCCTACCGGAGTGGCTGAAACGCAAAGCGATACAGCGACTCAACGGCAATCAAGACGCAGATGACGACCTACCCGAAATGCCTGAACCGGCATGGCGGGTGACTCCGAACATCGCCATCAAGGATGAGCGACCCATCGGGGATGACTTCGTGAAGGGAATCGATAATGGCTGAACCGGGCGATACCCCCTACCTTGGGTCGATCCTTGCGCGCCTGCACTTCTGGGGTGTCGTCTCCGACATGGACGTACCTGGTGGTGTCACAGGCACATTCGAGCTTGCCGACCAAGACGGCGCAGTCACCATGGACGCCCTCGTCGGGCCTGCTGGTCCTGCTGGTGAGAATGCCCCCATCGTCAAGATGCAGTACCAGTCCAGCATCGACGACCCCGCCGATCTTCCCCAAAACCTCACTGACGATCCGATCGATATCGGAAAAGCCTGGTGGGTAGGCAACATCGTCTACCTGTGGGACGGCGAACACTACGTCCAGAAGCAGATGGGCACACAAGGCCCTCCGGGACCGCTGCCGAACATCACTCCCACGGTCCAACTACTGGACCCGGACAACCCGAGTTTGACCTCGGAGATCATCGTTTCGGGTACCTCCGCCAACCCGACATGGCTGTTGAAGCTCAAGGCACCGCGGGGTCCGCAGGGCGATAACGCCACCATCCGAGACGCCACCGACTATGACGACTCGGTCGCGCCCGCCGCGGGACAGGTCATTGCTTGGAACGGTGTCGACTACGCGCCCGCCGACTTCAACCCCTTGGCGACACGGTTCTACACCGTCCCCGAGTCTGCGTTCACTGACTTCACGGGTCTGGCCACGCGGCAGACGATCGGCTCATTCATCATCCCGCCGATGCCGTTCGACTACGTCCCCGTAGTGCACGGGCATTTCAAGGCCAACGGCATCGAACTCGACGCCGACCCATTCATCATTGGCTCCGAGGTCCGCATAGGTAATGCCACAAGCGGGCAGCTGATCGCCAAGGGCGCCGGCAACATGTCCTCCTGGTCCGCCCTGTTCCCGCATGCCTCATCCACGGGCTCACCGAACACCGCTATCACCCCCGACAACGGGATAGGCATGATCCCGGCATACAGCACCGGTACAACGTCAACTTTGTACGTGAACCTCGTCAACGAGGGCATGGCGGGCTTCTACTCCTTCAACAAAGCGGGCGCACAGCTCTCAATCCTCATCGTCCCCGTCTCTCCGTTGAAGCCTGAGGACGGCTCCTAGTGCCACGGTCTTTCGACCGAATCCCGCTGCCGTTCAACGACCCTAACCAGGGGCTCGAGTTCCATATCGGCACCGCTTTCCAGCAAGGGCTGGAAATGTGGAAGGCAATCATCGATGGAATCATCGAGTACGCCGAAAGCCTGATCAAGGAACTCATCCAGAAACTCCTGGGCTTGGATGTTGACCCGGAGCAGGCGCTCGAGGATCTGTGGAATCTACTCACCGGCTGGGTAGATGACATCCCGATCATCGGCGACATCATTGAGATCATCAAGGACTTCCTGAACGGGAACCTGTTCGGGCGTGACGGATTCATTCTGTCAAACCTGATCCCGGCGTTGTCGTTCAGCTGGATCACCGATGAGCAGCCGAACCTGTTGGTGGCGGGCAATTTCCAGGACGGCGCCAGCATCGCCGACAACCCGTACTGGACGTGGGAATCCGGTGTCACCCATAGTGCGGACAGTTCCGGCAGCGTGAAGGTCACCGCGAACGGTGTCACGAAAGCGTTGCGGTCCAACGAGATACTTGCCAACCTTGGCCAAACCATGTCGCTGGAGATGTGGGTTAAGTGGTCCGGGTACACGGGCACTAATTCGCCGATCAAGTTGCAGATGGTCGAGTTCTCCGGTCGCGGGGATAGCGCTGTGCAGGTTGGGGTTGAGGACGTTGCGACCCTGAACCCCAACACGTCAACGGGGGATTGGCGTCAAATGACCGGGAACTACACCGTTCCCGACGGTGTGCATGCGGTGCGTGTGCGCATCCTTGTCAGCAAGGATGCCACCTCGGGTGTTTTCAACTTTGATGACGGTGTTGGTAAGAAGACCAACAAGATTCAGCAGGGCTGGATCGACGGGTTGTCGAACACGTTCCAGGAAGTGCTGTCGCGGTGGCAGTTGATCATCGACACCGTCGTGAACGGGATCACGGGCTCTAACAACGCGTTACACACTCTGGAAGATCTGTTCGAGGCTGTCACTCATATCCCGTTGTTCAAGATCCTTGGCTTCGGTGGCCCGGGGGATGCGAACACAACGTTCGAGGAGTTCCTTTCTCATCTTCTGGGGGGAATGTCGGGGTCGACTGACCCGAACTCCAATGGCGGGTTCGCGGACCTGTTCAACGTCGCCAAGCTTTTGCAGACCGCGGCGGCGATGGGGGAGAGCGCCTTCCAGATTCTCTCTATCCGCAACAACACCCCCGTAAACACCGGTTTATTGCCGTCGGGGCGGTCGAACTACGGCCTGACCAGCGTCAACACCACTCTCTCTGCCACACAGAGTGCGTCGCTGATCGCGACAATGCGGGTCGAGCAAGACATCGCTTTGGGTGTGGTGTCGTGGCTGGGCTGCGGCACCAGCGGCATCACCGCGTTCTACGTCAACATCTGGAAACTCGACGGGGTTTCCGGTGACTGGGCTTTGGTGCATCACTCCCCGAACATCCTGTCCGAGCTGACCGCCGGTACCACACCGAACTGGACGTTCTACCAGCTCGACACCCCAGTTGATCAGAAGGCGGGGGAAACCTACGCCTACGAACTCGTCCCCGTCGGCGGAACCCACAGCGTGCGCGGCATTTCCACCACGGACGATATTCCTGATCACCCGTTCGCGCAGGTCGTTGGCTTGGCTGCGACACGGGATAACTCGTCGTCCCCAAACACACCTCCCTCGACCATCGCCAAGGCGAGCGTTGTTCGGTCCGGGAACATCCCGTGGATTGAAACAGCCATCGACACCGGCAATGGTGTGGGCTACTACGACCCCATCTCGGTGTATGCCGTTGACGATGGCACGATTCCGATCCCGTCGTGGTGCAACTTCGTTGATGTTGTAGCAGTAGGTGGTGCCGGTGGCGGCCAGATGGGGTTCACCGTCGGATTCCACGGAGAACCGGGATCTCCGGGTCTCTACAAGGCCGCAACGTGGCAACGGGGCGTGCACTTCGCCGACGACACGGTTCTCACGTTCACCAAGGGTCCCGGCGGACTAGGTGGACGCCTCGGCCACGATGACGGCGAAGACGGCACAGCTACTAGTTGGTCAATTCCTGACTACAGCATCACGGCGGAACCCGGAATCGGCGGTACTGAACTACAGCTGGGCTACAACCCCATTGGTCGCGGTCCCGGGAATTTCGAGTACAAGGGCGAGAACCATGTCGGTGGCGCGGACCAAAAGGTACCCGGCCGCGACGGTGTATCCCCGGGCGGTGGCGGTAACGGCGGCAATGGGCTGACGTTCCAGAACGGCGGCAAGGGGGCCGACGGCGCCGGCTGGGTGAGGTTCCGGCAGAACCCACTCGAGGGTGAAGAAGTCATCGGCGGCCCCGGCCAAGTCTTGGTCCCCAGCATCGAATCCACCGCATCGCTGGGCACACCGACCGTCTCGGGTGGGTTGTCGCTGCTTCCGCTGGAGGATCAGGCCGCTATCGACGCGATCGTGGCCGCGAACCTGACAGCCCCCGGTGCCACTTTGATGATCCAATCTCCGGACGGCTACTACGAGAAGGCGTACGGCAAGGTCTCCACCGCAGCCGGGGCGAGAGACGTGACCCTGGACGATCACTTCCGTATCGGTTCGTGCACAAAGTCATTCACCGCGACCATGATCTTGCAGGCAGTTGATCGCGGCCTGTTGTCACTGGACGATCCGCTGGAGAAGTTCTTCCCCGGTGTGCCCGGTGGCGACAAGATGACCATCCGACACATGATTTCGCTGCGCTCGGGGCTGTTCAATGAGCAGGCCGATTTGAACATGATGGTCCGCTACTTCCTTATGCCGTCATCGGATTGGACGGATGCGGAAACGCTGGCAATCATGAAGCAGCACCAGCCAGCGTTTGAGCCTGGATCGAGCTGGGCGTATGTCAACGCCAACTTCATCATCCTGGGAATGATCGTCGAGTTGGTCAACGGCCGACCAACGCGTGACGTTCTGCAAACGGACATTTTGGATCCGCTTGGATTGACGCAGACGAGTTACCCGACGAACGCGAAAATGCCTGAACCGTATGCGAACGGGCATGCTTACACGACAGGTATTTTCGGCGGTTGGGCCTGGCAGGAAGCCACGGAGACGGGGCCGGGTTATGCCAGCTGGGCCGGTTCCATGATTTCCACTGTCCATGACCTGCTGTTGTGGGCCAAGGAATTACGCGACGGCACATTGTTGAGCCCTGAGATGCACGCCATGCGCTCAGAGTGCTACTGGCCCATTCCGTGGGGCAATGACGATCAGCTGACCTATTTCGGGTACGGGCACGGAATGTTCGAGCTCGGACAGTGGCGCGGCCATGGCGGGTCATGGCGCGGCTACGAAGTCTCGGTCTACTACCTGCCGAACGGCACGTTGTTCGCGATGTGTGAGAACGCCCAGACCCCGACCGTTGAGGTTGAGGTGTCGATGATGTTCGAAATCGGCAAGTACCTGTACCCGGATTCTCTGACGGTCCCTGATTATCAAGTCAATCGGGTGTTCAGCATTGAGTCGAAAGCCTCGGTCGGTAAACCGATCGTCGGCAGTATTGATGTCAAGTTCGACAACAAGAGCACCGTCGGCACGAGCCAGGCGACGATCCCGGAATTCACCCTGGACCCCGAAGCCAACATCGTGTTCGCCTATATGGCAACACAATCCGGCATAGATATGTCCGGGGTGACGGCGAAAATCGGTGGCGTCACCATGAACAAACTCCCGGTTATCTCCAATGGATCGAACCGGCTGGTGGTGTGGTGGCTACTCGACCCTCCCACCGGGGCTAGGTCTATCAACCTGATCGGCACACCGTATGGATCGAACTACGCAACCGGTGCTGCGTCCTACAAACTCGCCGCACCCACCGGGATTGAAACACCCGTAATCACACAGGGCTACAGCGCATCCCCATCAGTCAGCGCTACCACCAACAGCCACGGCAGGATCGTCAACGCCTTCCTGTACGGGGGTCAGACCAGCGGCTACAACCAAACCGAGCGTGGCCATTTGGATGCCGTCGCGTTCGGTGCGGGACTGATATTCGGTGACGCACCAGGCGGTTCGGTGACGTTCACCCAAACCCTCACAGCTGCCGCCCCATGGATCGGTATCGCGATCCCCATCGTCTCCAACGCGGAATAGGGAGAACCTTATGGTCAACGCTTTGTACGACAAGGCCCGGGAGGCATTCCTTAAGGGCGACCTGGACTGGGAAGTGCAGAACTTCAAAGTCTGCGGAGTGGACGCCACGTATACCCCCAATATCGCAACCCACCAGTACCTTTCGGATATCACGGGGATCGTGTGCACATCCTCAAACTTGTCTGGTAAGTCGTGGACGGCTGGTGTCGCGGATGCCGCTGATGTCGTGTTCCCGACTGTCACTGGTGCAACGATTGTGCGCTGGATCATCTACCAAGACACCGGCACCGCTGGCACATCGCAGCTTGTCGCGTTGTACGACACAGCATCCGGGTTGCCAGTGATTCCTGATGGCACGAACATTTCAGTGACCTGGGACAACGGGGCCAGTCGGATCTTCCGCATCTAGCTATGGCTGGTGTAACCGGCTGGTGGGCCGAAACATTCATCGAGACTACGGGCGCAACACTCACGCTCACTGGCGGGCGCCCACAGGTCACGGCAACGCAAGACAACCACATCTCCCCGAGTCCGGCAGTCATAACCGTGACCGGCGGGCGGCCAAGTGTGGACGGCCCGCCAATCCAGCCCACTCCAGCCCAACTCACTATCACCGGCGGGCAGCCGCTCATCAGGGTAGGCAACGTCGTGGCGCCCTCACCGGCGGAGTTGACTATTACGGGCGGCACCCCGTCGATTGTTCAGTCCCAGAACAACATAGTTTCCCCGGCTGGCGCATCGGTGACTATTACCGGTGGGCGGCCCGTGGTGACTACGGGACCAATCGTGACACCTACCGCTGCGGCTGTCACCGTTACCGGGGGCACTCCGTCGCTCGCTGCACAGATAGCCCCGACGCCCGCCACTGTGACTATTACAGGCGGACGCCCATCGATAGATGTTCGGTACCCTCCACCTGCCGCGTCTCTGACCATCACGGGCGGACGCCCGGTTATCGATACGCGGGTAGCGCCCGCAGGGGCCACTGTGACCATCACGGGCGGCACGCCTGTGGTCACCACCATCCACACCGTGTCCTTTGTTGGCGCCAACGGAAATGCGAGCAGTTCGGTCACAATTCCCACGCATCAAGTTGGCGATCTGATCGTTCTGTTCGCGTACAACCCGTTCTCAACGTCTGCGCCCACCAAGCCGTCGGCGGGTGGCACGGTACCGGACTACACCTATATCGACAATGCCAACAGTGGCAGCGGCTCGGGCTGTGCCACGGCGTATTTCAAAGCTACTGCGACCAATACAACGTCTGGTTCATGGGGTAGCGCCTCCCACATGATCGCGGTGGTGATACGGGATCAAAACGCATCCTCGCCGATCGGTGGTCATGCCCAAGCCGCTGGAACCGGCGCCTCATCCACTGCGCCGTCGGTGACATTGACCCACACGGACGGATCCTCTGTGCTGCTGCATTTCCATGGGCACGCCAGCTTGGGGGCGGGCGGATGGGATGCCGCGCCAGCGGGATACACGCGCCAGGCGTCATCGGGTGCGGCGTTCGGTTCGGCCTCTGCCTTCAACACTAAGAACGTGACCACCACCGATGGATCTGTGGCTCAGTCGGGTGGACAGTCCGGCCAGAACTACGCGGCAGCAACCGTCGAAATCATCAACTAACGAAAGGACATCCCAATGACTGCAGGAACATGGACGTATCCCACTGCGGCGCGGAAGAACGTCATAGACGGCACGTTCGATGTGGACTCCGACACCTGGCGAGTTGCCCTGGTAACCGCTTCATCCAATATCGGTGCTTCAACAACCACATGGGCCGGTGTCACCAATGAGGTGGCGAACGGAAATGGTTACACCACAGGCGGTGTCGCTGTGTCGCTCACCATCGGTGGAACAACCATCCCGTCCGTAACTTTCGCCACCAACCCATCGTGGACTGCATCAGGCGGGAGCATCACAGCACGCTACGCGGTGCTTTATGAGCTTGGCGGCAACGTGATGTGCTACGTGCTCTTAGATAACACCCCTGCCGATGTGGTGACTACCAACGGCAACTCACTCACGATTGATGGCGACGGAACTCCTTCGCCGATCTACACGGTGACATTCGCTTAGCACGCATCTCCTTGTGGGCCTCGCCAGTGCGGGGTCTTTTTTAATGCCCGAAAGAGGTCGCATGTTCTCTCAACTGCTGCGGTATCCCGCCTTCTACGCCGTTATCGGGTTGGCGGGGTTCGGGTTCGGAGTGTGGTTCCGGCGCTCCCGCTGGGCGGGTCGGCCAGGGCTTGATCCCCGGATTGGAGGCATCTAGTGAATTGGTTGCGCCGCAAGGTTGACGAGTGGCTGGCCGCGATCTGGTGGTCGTACTAATGGCCGTCCTACGCGCGAATGTTGAGTTCGCGAAGCGGATCTTCCAGGACCGTGTCGGCAACGACTACGTCTACGGCGGGAACTGGAATCCGTTCAACCTCAAGGTCGGTACCGACTGCTCCGGTCTGGTCATTGACATCTGCGACGCTGTGCGCAACGGGACCGCGATGGCCTGGACCCGGCATGGGATGTCCACCGAGAGCTGGCGGCCCATCGAGGTAGGTCAGACCGGAACGATCTTCAACACCATATGCGTGGCGTCGCCGAACGACTTCCCGGCTGACGCTGCGGTGAAGATCGCCATCCACCACGGCCCGGGCGGTGGGGCGAACAGCCACATGTGGTGTGAGGTTGAAGGAATCCGCATGGAGTCCAACGGCTCCGATGGGTGTGTGACCGGCAACCAGGCACGGTCCGTGTACGACACCAGCTATGCGAACGACTGGCACTATCTGCCAGGACCCATCACAGGCCAGGTGGGTGTCGATCCCGCCGGAGTGCTGGCACGCGCCACCGGGCTAAGTGTCCCAAGAGCCGCCGAGATTCTGCCCGCGGTGTCGGACGGGCTCAAGGCCAGCCAGTGCACGAACGTCAATCGGATAGCGATGTGGCTGGCACAGGTAGGCCACGAGTCAGCCGGCTTCAATGCCACCGAAGAGTACGCCTCCGGTGCCGCCTATGAAGGCCGAGCAGATTTGGGTAACACCCAGCCCGGGGACGGTGTGCGGTTCAAGGGCCGCAGCTGGATTCAGATCACCGGACGCAACAACTACACGGCGTTCTCGCGTTGGGCCAATTGAATCGCCCTGGAAATCCCGGAGGCTCCTGACCTTGGAAACGAGGATGCAGGTATGCCGAAGGAACAGTCGCCAGGTAAGCCCACGACGCGCC